CCGGTCAAGGGAATTAACTTCGTTTTTGATCATTTTTGTTGTCTCCTTTCTGAAAATTGGGTATAAGAAGAGCGCCCCGGATCACCGGGACGCTCAGGTCCTATTGGCTCATTCGCCTTCTACATCCATCAGGTAGATCAGCGCCCTGTTGTATTTCGCCTGTCTGCGGACGTCTTTCGCCTTCACAACAGGCAGGCGGGTCAGGTTGCTGTTGTCGAGAAGATCGGAGACCTTCACGGCTTTGGCGACCGGGTTCCCTTTGACTCGTGTCAGGTAGTCCGCCCAACTTTCGCCTTTCCTGTGAGTTATTGCGTCCACTGCCTTTGCAGTGTCGTTGCCGAACCAGTCTCGGATCATGTCCAGTGTGACGTCGGTATCTTCCACGACGTCGTGGAGCCATGCGACAACCTTTTCTTCCGGAGTTGTCAGTCGGGAAGCAACTCTTTCAGGATGAAGGATGTAAGGCGCTCCGGCTTTGTCCACCGCACCGAGATGGGCGGATCGAGCGCAATCTCGCGCCAGTTCGACATCCTTGCTGTAACTCAACCATTGATCACCCTCTTTTGATCTTTTCCATCCATTCCTTCGCTTCTGCTTCGTCGATTTCATCGTACCAGACAGCATCTCCCAGACCGTATCTGATCTCGTTCAGATGAGGCATCGGAACCCAGTTATCGCGCCCGTCTTTTGTCGGGCAGTAGAGTTCCGCTTTCCCTTCTGAGAACCGGACCAGATTCCCGCGTTCCGGATACACCGCGTAGGCAACATTGCTTGCCATTCCTACCACCTCCCGCGTATATTATACCGCTAACGGACTGTTATTGCAACCCGTCATTGCTTCTTTTTTGGGGGATAATCCTGAATTTTCTCGATGTCGTCAGGGTATGGCACCTTGTCCTTGGATGAAACGTTCCTCATCCGCTCCTGAAGCCTCATATGTTCGGCTTCTGTTATCTTGCTCTTAGACGGATCGTTCGGGTCATAGTTTCTGTCCTCTTCGTATATCGGATGCATAACCTCCTTAGCCGCCAAAGACCTCGGAGTATGGAACTGGAACTCGAACTTTGTTCCGGTCGGGGACTCGAACACACAAGTAAGTCCTCTGTATGGGTTTTCCATAGGGTCCTTGTTGTAGAAGTTCTTCACTTTCACAACCTTGTATCCCTTGTCTTCGAGTTGCTTCCTTGTCTTTTCGTAGTTGTCCACTAAGTTGTCTTCTGTTCCAAGCTGAGTGTAACGAACAAGGTCGTTCATACTATCAACGCACTGATCGTATGTAAGAGTAGGCTGTATCCCCTTAGCCTCAGCTTTTGCACGATCTTCCGCCAAATCCTGCTCGATCTTCTGCTGAATACGACAAATTCCTTTGCTGTTGTCGCTTGCGACCTTTGTTCTGTACTGAAGACCATACATCTGGACCCCGAGATTATCGGCTATATCGCAAACGTCCTTCGTGATCTGAGGCTCGTTCCGCATATCCTTTTTGTATCTCTTGACGGCGTAAGGCTGAAGTTTGGATGAGATGTTCGCCAGACGTTCTTTCCTCATCCTCGCGCTATCACCGGCTGTCGGTCTGACATACCTGTGATTAAGGAGCGCATTTTCCATACTTTTATATGCCTCATGTTCTATAGAACCTGCTCTGTATTTCTTCTTCTCGTCGAAACACCAGTCAGCAGTTTCCAACTTAGACGCACCCAAGGATTCTCTGTTCTGTTTTATCCGTTGTGGAGAAGCATATAATTCCATGTTGGAAAGGTACCTTGTCATATCTCGCATTTCTTCGGCTGTCCAGTATTCTTTTTCTCCGTTTCCGTATTCAAGCGCAATGACTTTTGATCCTCTTTCTCCGTTCAGAACCCTTAAACGTGCTATGCCGCCTTGCCTTGGAACGTGCGGCACTATTCCGCCAATAAATACTTCAGGATGATCTTTCGGGTCTATCGGTCCAGAAATTCCCTTCAAAAGATTACTCTTCTTCGGTTTTTCGAGTGACCTCGCCTTTTCGAGGTATTCGTGTTTCTTTTCCAGTGCTTTGCGTGTTCGTTCAATCGAAGCCGGGTCTGGGTAGTCCCAAAACTTTTCAAGATATTCTCGATGTTTGCGCTCTTCCTCTGTTTCGGGTCCCTTTGCTGTCAATTTCGGCTTACCGGCGGAATGCATAGCCTCATATCCGCCACTGCTGTAATCGGCCCTCTTCCCGCCTCCGGACTTCGATCTTCCGCCACCGCCTCCACCGGGAGCGCTACCACCGCGCTGTCCCGGGCGACCTGCATGACCGTGGTTCCCAGAACCCGGTCCACCGTCTTCCTCATGAGCATTCATAAGGACCTCAGCACTGTTGGCGTCCAGAGCGTTGTGCTTTGCCAACAACCTGATGGCGTTTAAGTATTTCGACATTTGTTGCCCTCCTTTGTTGGCAAAACTAAAAGACCGGCGCTTTGCGTCGATCTTTGTTTCAGGATCAGTAAATAACTCCGGGTTCGCTTTCCATAGGTTCGATCTCGCCCTCGAGGATAACGTGCTTTGGTTCCTCGACCCAACACGACTCGGCTTCTCCGAACCACTCGAACAGAACGAACAGAGCGCACCGCATTGTGTACGGCTCTGCACACAGTGGATAACGTGGTCCTTCCCTCAGGTCTTTCTTGAACAGCTTTTCGATCTCCGGAGCGTCCGTCCACTTCCCGTTGACCTTTGCCCTGTACGTTACGTCCTTGATTTTGACCTCATCCCCTGAGACGTATATCCTGATCTCACCGAGTTCAGGATTCTTGACCGGTATCCCGGTCGCTGTGATCCTTGCCATTCGACCACCTCCTCATCCAACGGCAAGCAGTCCCAGAATAAGTCTCGCGTATTCTTTGTCCTTCAACAGCTTTTCAGGAGTATGGAACGCATACTGGAATCCCATCGAGACAACCTCATAAGCATCATGATCGTAGAACTTTCCGATATACGGATCAACGAAATTGTCCTTCTTCGTAACTTCGTCCGCTCTATATCCTTTGATGCCAGTGAGTTTTCTAAGGTTTTCGGTTTGTTCCCCTTCCGTCCTCTTGTTGTAGAACTCTCTTTCGGCATCTTTGATGCCGGGAATACAGTTCTCAAACCTGTGACCAAGTTCATGGGTAGCAACCTCTTTGGCCCGTTGCCCTGTTCCGTCAATCACAATCTCAACCCCGTCGTAATATCCCCTTGACTTCTTATAGGTGTATATTTCCCCGTAGTCAATCGAGGCTTGTATCCATTCTGTCGGATATCCTTGATACGCCTCTATGACAACTTTCTGGGATGGGGCCTTGTTGCCGAAGTGTCCTTTTAATGCCTTAGCATCTTCGTACCCGGTCTTCCTGATCCTCGAAAGGACTTCCGAAATGGCACGGGAAGATTCATCCTTTTCTTTGTTCACTTTCTCGTGCGATTTCCAGTAAATATCCCACAGCCTTTTCGCTTCTTCAGTCAGGGCGTCTTTTTCTTCCTGTGTGGTTTGCACAGAGAACACCGCCGACGTCGCCTTCATTTGCGCTTCCCTGTATGCTTTGTATTTGGCGTCCTTATCGTCTTCGAGCGCTTTCATACGCTTCGCTTTTTTTGCGTATATTCTTTCAAACTCCGGAAGGATAACGTCGCCAATCCCTTTAACTTCGTCAACCGTATACGATCCGCTTTCCTTGCGAAGTTTATCGACACCCTCGCTCATCGCGTCTCCCGCAACGACGATCTTGTTCTTGTTCCTATTCTCGAAATACAGTGCTTTTCTGTCCTTCTTGGACAGGCCGTTCGTCCTTTTGACGTTCTCAAGTTCTGTCGCCAAGAACGTTCGAGAGAAGTCTCCATAGGACTGTTCGAGCAGGTCTTCCTCCGGGGGCCTGTCGGTAAGTCCGAGGACCCGCATCTTCAGGCCAAGGTAATACGCCTTGTAAAGAGCCGGGAAGTCCTCATTCTGGAACATCTTTTCTTCAGCGATGTCAGCAACATTCTCAGGCTTTTCACCATAAGGAAGCGGACCGGCAAATGCCTCGAGAATGTCCTTCGCGTACTTCCTCTGATCTTCTGTGAGAACCTCGGAATCTCCTCTCGCAAGGATTTCTTCCGTTTTCTGCCCGAGCGCCTTTTCCTTCCTCCGCGTATACTCTCTTACCAAGTTGAGGTAGGATTCGTTTTTCTCCGCAAGGTTCTTCACAAGCGCACCCTGCATTTCACGCTCGATATCGTTCATGTCGTAATACTTGTTCGGGTTTCCGCTCACGTCTCTCATGCCCATTTTTCTGAGCAGATCATTAAGCTGAAGCCTGTCCCAAGCCTCGATATCGCTCTCTTTTACCCAGTCCCTGTTCAGGTCTTCCTGTTTCGGCTCCTCTTTGGCACCGATCTCGTACTGGAACTCATCAGAGTATTCTTCGATCTTTTTACCTGAAGTCGGCAGGCCGCAAGCCTTTGCCTTCATGTCCAGATAAAACTCTCGCTCCTCAGGAGACAGGAGTCCGTAAACCCTGTCCATGTCGAAGTTGGCGTACTCATCTTTTTTGAAGAACTCTTGTTCAGGACCGCCGTACTTTTCTTCAAGATGGTTCGCCATATACATCAACTGTAAAAACTCGTCATTTGAGAGGTTTTCCGATACCAACGCGAACCCTCTGTCCTTCCACGATCTGGCTTCTCCGACAAGGTCCAAAAGGTAGCCTTTTGTCTCCTCAGACATATTCTTCATGATATGCGCTTCAGGAGTCTCTTCTGACGTTGGGGACATCTTTTCTTTTACGGCCTTGAGGAGTTTTGTGGCGTCGTGCTGACGTTCTCCGGTAAGTCCGTTCAGCCAGTCATTCCTGCTGTTGAAGAAGCCGATATCAGAGCGGCCTCCCCTGTACTGCTTTCCGCCGCCCTTTCCGGCTCCTGCGGCAGAACCTCCGACCAGACCCGGGCGACCGGCGTGTCCCCAGTTGCCTGAGCCGGGACCTCCGTCCTCTGAATACTTCCGGACAAAAATATCCGCTTTGATCTTCGCCAACAAAGGCTTCAGACTTATAGACACGTTATCGCCTCCTCTGTTGGCGCTTCGTTACGGGTCCATTCCTTCAGGCGTGTCCTGAATCATGTTGTTGTACGCAATGAACGACCTCACAGCCTCCTCCGGAGCGTCGTCCGTAAGGGGCCACTGGCAAGACTCCTCGACTGCCTCTTTTCTGGGAACACCTTTTTTGATCAGATCAAACTCGATCTTCCGTTCAGCCAACTTCGCGTCTTGGATAAACTCCTTGATCTCCGACCAGTCGGCGTCCTCAGGAGGATACTTCTTGATCTTCCTGTACTCCCACTGGTTCCCTCGCCACTCGAACGGCTTCGCCCACGGCTCCCACTTGAATACTTCTGGTGTAAGCACCTTTCTCACCTCCCAGAGTAATTATAATCCGTTTGCGGACCGTTGTCAAATATCCTTGACGAAATGTGGCATTGTTGCTGATGTTGTCGCTGTACTCAACTCAGTGATCCCGTTTTCCTTGATGAACTTTTCGAGTTGCCTTCCAAACTCGGCGGCAACACGTCGAGGCTTTGAACTGCACATCAGTTCAGCAAAGCACTCAGCAAAGAACTCATCGGCCTTCGTTCCGACTCGTTTTTCCCCGGTCTTGTTCAATCTCGACGCGGCACCGTATTCGCTCAGTTCCGCTTTGATGTTCTCATAGGTCGGCGCTATTTTGAGCGCTTTGAGGGTTCTTTCCTTCAGGATCGTTGCGACCTCATTGTCGTACAACGTCTTCCCACGGAACGGGCCGTCGCCGGGGATTCCGACAAAGTCACCGAAGGTATAACGGTGTAGCCAGTTTGCAAGGGCATGACCCAGTTCATGCGTCACGTCAGCCATTCCGACCGGAAGATCGGAATCCGTCTTCGACCAGAAGCCGTCCGCCTCGAGTTGCCTTCGCTTTTCTTCTTTGGCTTTCAGGTCAGAGAACTTGTTATAAGCTATGACAACCTCTGTCAGGTTTGGCATAAATGCGTCTTTTGAACAGGCGCCTACGCCGCTACCGGGATTATTGTCCCCGAACCCTCCAAGCTGTCCTGCAAGGAACGGGAACCTGTCAACGACGTTTTTGTATGCCTGAACAGCGCCCCGGTAAAATTCGACCGGGATCGACGGGGATGCAACAAGCAGGCTTCCTTCCCGCATCATGCCGGATTCTTTCACGGCGTTCACGAGTTCGTCGTAGCCAAGTTTGTTGATCTCATCAGGTTTCATTTCCCTGATCTTCTTGATCGCTTCCTGCTTTGCCTCTGCCCTCGGGGAGCGTCTGAACTCTTCCTGTTCCTTGTCACGCTTTTCGAGCCACTGCTTACGCTTTAACTCTTTCGCCTTCTTTTCTGCTTCCTTCATAGCCGCGAAAGGATCGGTTTCAGACGGGACCTCACCGACGATCATCTTCTCCATCAGGAGGGAATAGTCGCGGACAATCCTCTGTTCATCATTCGTCCTCAGGGCCATGTTAAGCATTTTGTTCTCCGCGCCCCTGAAGTCGCTGTCATTCAGCTTGGAGATATCAAGCGTACTAAGGTCCGGATTCGTTATCATCATGATCTCAAGAAGACGCTTCTGTTCGTCTGTGTCAAGCATTGACGCAAGTTCAGGGTTCATCTTGAAATCATTGAATATCGCATGACCGCCTTCACTGTCATACTCGACCGCTTCAAGTGTACGCAGTCTGTTTATGCCGTTTATGGCGCTTTTGCATTTTGAGGGAGAAAGACGACCGTATTTCATCATGTCTACGAACTTTTTGTTCAGTTCAATGAAAGAGTCTTTATCCCAGTGCTTTCCGTATTCCGGATTGTCGATCGCTTCTCCCAGATATGTCTCAATCGGGGAGTAAATGCGATGTCGATTATCGTAAAAGTCGTAGTTCGGGCCTTCCCGCTTCGGGCGTTCTCTCGCCCCGGACTTGTACAGCAGTTCTTCGCTGATCTCAGGCTCCGCGCCCGGGATCGCCATAGCCTTCGCCCTCAGTTGGTTTTGCGTGGCGCTGTAAGGATCACTGTTTTCCAGATAAGAAAAGACCTTCTGTTCTTCCTCTGACAGGTTTTGTTTAAGGAGCCGGTCCTTGTTCTCATCCCAGTTTCTCGAAGCCTCAGCATAAAGCAGAAGGTTCGAGGCTCCGCGCTCATCGTTCCTCTGGAGAATGTATTTCTCCACAGGATCGTTTTCGCTCAGACCATTGATGCCCAGTTTCTTCTTCATTTCTTCGGCTTCATTCAAAGTGATGAGGCCGCTCTTCTGCTTTTCGTCAATGGACTTTCCCCGCTCCATTGCTTCCTTCATCTCTTTTTTCTGTTCTGCAATAAAGCGGATCGCCTTGTGCTGTCTCTCTCCTTCCAGACCGTTCAGCCAGTCTTTCTTCGTGCTGAAGAATCCAACGCCCTTCTTCTCGTACCTGTACAGGCTTCCGGAGCCTTTACCTCCCCCGGGAGCCGATCCTCCGACCTGTCCGGGACGTCCGGCGTGACCAAAGTTCCCTGATCCCGGTCCGCCGTCTTGGGCCATCTTTGTTCCGTTATAATGCGGACACTTTTCGTTGTTAAACAAGACGCCGTTCGGTTTCATGTTGTCGAGACTGTCGTATTCTTTGCAAAAGCAGTTCTTTGTTCTGGAGAATTTCCCCACCGGGTCAAGCGCATTCTTGCAAGTGTCGCAAGGTAAAGGATCAGAGTATTTGCATACGATCTGTCCAAAACCCATACAATCACCCCGCAATCCTCACGTTTTTCGACACATAGTCCATGCGGCGATTATTCTCTTCTACCGCCTGCTGTTTCTTCTTTGTTAATATGCTCTCCCCGTAGTTCTCGAGGTCGTGCTTAAGCATTTCCTCGAGTCTTTCGTTCTCTGCCTGATATATGATAAGCAAAGGAATGACGCTTTCGTCGGCGTTCGGATAATTGATCTTGACATCCTCATGTATCCTTTCCTGATCAGGAAACTCTCCGGCTTCAATTTCCTTCAGTTTCTTGTCCAGTTCCTGACGATGCCTTCTGAAAGCGTCCTGTTGACGCATACGGTCTTCGTTGTCAAACGTATAGGCTTCAAGTTCTGCGGCCTGAATGTCTGAAACGAATCCCATTTCATGCTGAAGTTCGAGTATGTCCCACATTCGTTCCGTGTTCTCTATTGATTTTTCCTTGCCTCTCAGTTCGTTCAAGGCTTCAATCGCGTCCGGATCGGCATCTGGGAACATCTTTGCAAGAGCATCGTCCGAAAGTTTTTCTCCCGTCCCTATCACATCAAGAATCTCCCTGCGACCTTCCGGGAATGCATCTTCATACTTTTCCGGGATGTCTTTAGGAACCTGATCAACAACCGAAACCTGCATTTTTATATGATACGATTTCGGGGAATAACCGGGATTGTCCTCAACAACTTCCGCGCCAGTGATCACAAATTGAGTCCCTCTCTGGAGGAGATACTCATGTTCATCCGTGATCCTCGCCTGATCTCCACCATAAACACCCTCCGTTCCCTTTGGAAGGTATATCTCCATCTCGCACGGCCCGATGAAATGCGATCTCTTTGGGACTTCCGGGTCGATGCTCGTAGAAGTAAAGGCGGGATCAGAAAACGTCTGTCCAATAAGGCTGTCAGCAAACTTCGGATCACTCACAAGACGTTCCACTTCGCTTTTGCTCAGGTCTCCAAGTCCGAGCATTTTTGCGAATCCGTCTGGTGTTTCTACGCCGCGAAACACGACAGCCGGTTGCCTAAGTTTGTTGTTTTTACACACATCGGTCAATGCTTCGATGTGTTTCTTCGTTTCTTCGATGTCCTTCTTCCACTCGCGTTGCTGTTCATATGACCTTGGTTTGCCCTTTCGGAGCAAATTGTTCATAAGCACGTCCCCGTGGTAGTTATAAGCGTAGTAGGCATCGTGTCCTTTACCTTGACCATACTGAATGCCATTCATGTATCCGGCAAAGAAATTAAACTGCCGCTGTTCGTCGATCCTCTTTTTTGCTTCAGACCGTCCATCGTCACTTTTCTCGAGTGTCAGTTTTATTGTCTTTGGGGATTCAAGTTGATCAAAGTGTTCATTTCCTCCAGAGCCACCGCCCGGGGCGCTACCTCCAACCTGCCCGGGACGTCCCGCATGACCGTGATTGCCAGAACCCGGTCCGCCATCGTTCGATGTCCGGATGGCCTTGATTACTGCTGAAATAACCTTGTCCATCCGGATCACCTCTTTTCAGGCATAAGAAAACCCGACGATTTCGTCGGGAGTTCCTATTATCGTTCTTCGGCATCTACAATCGTTTCGACGTCGATCATCATATTGTCTGAATTAAACCAGTCATCGTCTTTTGACTGAACGTTCTTCAGAGCAAGAACAAACCCGTCCTCATCAACAGTGATGAAATCGTACTCCGCTTCGATCGTAATGTTGTCGTCAAGGCGGAATCTGTACTTCCGTCCTTTTTGAAGAAACTCATCAAGTTGTTTCTTCTTGTCTTCAGCATTTTTCCCTTCGATCTTCACGTTGCATCCTCCTCCGCGATCGGGTAAAAGTGAAACCCTCTTCTCTTTGATACAGGCACACAATACATGGTAGTCATTATGGCTTTGCCGTTCTTATTATATGCCTTTTGCGGACTGTTGTCAATCCGTATCATGAGCCGGTATTCGCCGTTTCCCTTTTTGGAGAGCGTGTATTCTTCACTGTTCATCTTTCGCCTGATCTCTTTCCCGATGTTTGCGAGATCAGCAGGATTGATTTCGGACTGAGGAGGAAGTCCTCTTTGCTCCCTTCTGCGCTTCTCTGCGTTGAACTCAGGGGAACCAACAACGTGCCTTGCGACGCCATCCCTGTTTACAGGAGGGTTCGATCTGACAATTTCTCGAATTTCCTTTTCGCTGACGTGCCTGTCCGGTTCGGAAAGTTCGTCTAAATGGAACTGCCCAACAAGGCTTTCTTGAGGAAGTTTCCCGGTCCTGAAGTAGTTTTTGATGTCGGCGGACACCTTGATAGGATTGATCCTTCCGTTGTACTCAAGGTTTCCGACCGTCCTGCCGTTTTCATCGGTCAAGTCAACGCTGAAATACTCTTCCCTCGCAAACCTGTCAGCCATTCTCTCGATCTGTCTGTACTGTTCCGAGGTCGGCTCCATAGCCGTTGAGATATCAACTCCCGGGGACTCAGCCATCACCCGGATGTTGCCGTCCGACATGAACCGGACCATTTCCTTGCTCCCGCCGTAACTTGGAGCGGCATACATTCCGGCAATGTCCCGATGATCATTTCCCCTCATGCCGTAATGTTGGCCTTTACTTCCGCAGAAATTGAGGCATTTCCCGTTCGGGAGCATATACCCGGCCTCCCGGAAGTCTTCGGTGTAGCCATAATACTGAACAGCCTTATTCCGCCGCCAGTCAGCTTCGCTCATGCCGGACTTTTCGATCTCTTTTCGCTCTTTTTCCTTCTCGTTGGTTTCATACTCCGCTTCATAAGCCTTACGGGCCTTTTCCGCTTCGTCATAAGCGTCGGAATACTCTTTCTTTGCCTTGGCGTATTCAACGTCAAAGGACTTGTATTCCTTCATGACTTTGTCGAGCGTTCCGTTCTTCTGGGCCGCAAGAATCTTCTCAACCCATTTTTCGGATTCTTTCTTCAGTTCGTCGGCCCTTTGGCTTGCCTTGTCCCTTCTGGCTCTCGCTTTTTCCAGTATCTGGTACAGGCTTTCTCCATCGGACTTCTTGCCCTCCGATCCGTTGCCTCCGCCACCCTCTCCGGGAGCGGAACCGCCAACCTGACCGGGACGCCCTGCATGACCATGATTTCCTGATCCGGGACCGCCGTCGCTGATGGTCTTGCTGTCCCACATGAAATGCGGAGTTCCGAACTCTTCTGTAATCTCGCCGGTCTCGAAGTAGTACTTTATGTCATTGATCACTTCATACGGATCATCGAACGCCTGAACACCGTCAATGCCTGCATCAGAAGGATCGACAGCGTAGCGAAGCGAACCGAACATATCGCCGTCGCTCGTGGAGAAGTCAACAATGAAGAATCCCTGCTCATCTATTGCGTCAAGAGCGATCCGGGCGATCTCATCGTACTGCTGAGGCGTAGGCTCGACATCACTGCACACATTGACGCCCGGAGCCTCAGGATAGAACCGGATATTTCCGTCGTTCCTGAACCTCTGCATAGCCTCAGTGTCGTAGGAGCCAAACTCAGGATAAACCTGCCCGATCTCGCGATGGTCGAAGCCTCTTTCGCCGGGATGATAGTCCTTTTCGCCGCTGAAGTTCAGCAACTGCCCTTCCGGGAGAATCCAACCGGCCTCGTGCCAGTCATCAGTCGTGCCGAAATGCTCCAGAGCCTTGTCCCTGCGGTAATCGGCCTCAGTGATCCCCGCCGCCTCGATTTCGTCACGTTCATTCTCAGCAACGCGGGTCTTTTTGAGTTCTTTAAGCCATTCAACCTTGATATCGTTTTCGTTCTTGATCGCCCGAACGTCTTCCCATGCGGCCTGCGCAAGTTCGTGTTCCTTGCGTAGCCGTTCTGCGAGTTCCTGATCGTCTCCCATATCTGCAAGCCTGTACCTGTTAAGGGCGTCTTGCATTTTGGAATAATATTCGTCGCATTCGTCAACAAGTTCGTCCTGACGATCCTGCTTGCGTTCAAGGCGCTTCTCGATGCTTTCGAGCGGTTCCCGCTTCTCGAGGTCCATTATCTTACTTTCGAGTTCATCAACCTCATTTTCGAGAGGTCTGTATTGTTCCCTGATCTCGTTTCTTTCCTTCTGGACCTCTGCGTACCTTGCCTTTGTTTCTGCCCTTTCCTCATCGGAAAGTTCCTGACTCAGTTTGACGGAAAGAGATATGTCTTCATTGTTCAGGAGACGCATACGGCGGGTAAGTTCGATCTTCTCACGCTGTTTCTTCTCTTTTTCGTCCTCAAGGGCCGTGATCGACTCTTCCTTCGGCTTTTCAGGCTCAGGAGACGGACCGTTCTCGAGTTCCGCAAGCTGTTTTTTGAGTTCAGCGATCGTTTTATCGTAGATTTCGATCCCTCCGGCTTTTTCGTTCGCCTTTTCGAGCCTTTCGATCTCTTCCTTCTTGAACTTGATAGCCAGTTTTCTGGCCCTTTCCCGGACGGCTTCGCCGCTGTTCTTCTCGGAATAAGGGACATAATCCGGATCGAGTTCCCTGATCTTCTCAAGGGTCTCTCTCTTCGCGGCAAGCCAGATTTCGTTATTGGCATCCGGATTGCCTGCAATGATTTCGTTTATGCGCTTTTCCTGCTCATGAAGCGCCTTCAGGGCCATTTTCTTGGACACTTCATTCTTCTTGGCCTTTGCTGATCCTCCGCCCTGCGGATGGAGACTCGCACTGACCATTTTCTGGTTTTCGGGATCAATCTTGATTTTTACCTTTTTCTCGCTTCCGCCTCCACCGCCGCCGGGAGCCGATCCTCCGACCTTGCCCGGACGGCCTGCATGACCGTGGTTTCCCGATCCCGGGCCACCATCGGCATTGAACAGTTTTGCGATCAGATGCACAACCTCAGACCGGTCGCTGACAGTGCTGTAAAACTTCACTGTTCTGGTCTTCGGACCCATGCGCACCACCCCTTTAACTGATCTTCCCGAACCTCTTCAGGAAAGCCACCTTGTTTGTGAACGTTTCGTCCTCGCCCATCGCCAACTCAAAAGAACTGGGAAGGTGTTTTTCGTCCACGATCACCTGTTGCCAACAGCGGCAGTTGAAAGTGTTACCTGCATGATAAGCACCGTAAGGTTTCTCGTAACTATTGCCGTTTCCACGGCTGTTCGCGATCGCCTCCGGGTTCGGAGGACTGGAATAGAACACAACCTTGCCGTTCATCGCCCTGTGAGACGGTCTGACACGCTCATCTCCGACTGTCCGCCAGATGTAGCACTTGATCCCGACCGCCTCCGCCCGGGCCTGAACGATCGCCGCATTCGCCTTCGACGTTTCCGTCCGGCAGATGCACTTCAGGTTCTTGGTCATGTGACTCGGCATGACCTTCCTCAGGTCTGCCTCGATGCTCTCAGGGCGCCTGCCCTTAAGGCTTTCCCTCTGGACGTACTTTGTGATGTAGTCCGCCCAGAACTGTGGGACCGTCTTGATGTACTGGACGTTTTCAGCGATCAGTTCGTTGATCCTGCGTCCGACCGGCCCCTCCATTTCATGTTTCAGGAGTTCGTACAGTTCAGCGCTGTTTGTGGAGGCCGCAAGCGACTTCCGCATCTCGGCGGCGGAGGCTTTCCTCAACCGACGTGTCAGCTTGGTCATCATGGTCCGGAGCCACCGGTCAACTTCGTCCGACTCAAGGAACTTCCGCGCTTCCGCTTGCAGTTCCGTACTGGACATCCCGGCACCGGCTCCGTCGATCATCTTCCCAAACAGCCTCCTCAGGCTGTTGTACATCCTCCGCTCCTCACTTTTCGGTACTGGCGGCATTTCATTCCCTCCTCAAAGAAGCGCGGCTGTCGGTCTTGCCGGTCCCCGACGATTTAAGCGGATATCCAGTATCAAGACAAGGAGGTGTTGCCCGTATGAAGAAACTGCTTTGGCTCCCGCACCGCTAAAACGCCGGAAACTGGCGAACCGGCACTGACTCAGGGTTTACCACGCCCCGGGTCATCCCCTCTATTGCGTCATATCCTCGCGCCGGAGGAGGGAAACGCAAGGCTTCTGACCGGGGCAGTTTTGAGTATAGAAAAAACAGACCGAAGTCTGTTTTTACGTCACTTTTCGATCTTTTCGATCAGGCTCATGTACCGCGCTTTTGCCGGTCCAATGGAGTTCTGGAGCATATACCGGAGATCGTCCAGACTCAGGTTCTGCTCCATTTGGTCCATAGCGTCAAAAGCCTCTTCTTCCTCTGTTTCGCTTGCGTAGAACAGCATCGCCAGATACTTTCTGCAAGCCTCGGAAGGCGCGTTGTCGTAGATTCCCTTCCACGACGGGTTCTGGAGCCATTCGTCAAGATTCCTCCTGACGTCTTTTGAGTCGATCACTGCAAATCCCTCCTTTTTACAGTCTGATCGGGTTCAAGTCCTTCCGCCAGTTCTTGTTGACAAGGGTCCTGCCCGTGTTGGCGTTGTACACCGACTGTTGGTTATGCTCCACGGCAAAGCGTTTGGCTGTCGCTTCATCCTGACAGACGAAACTGACCTCAGGGTTGCCGTAGTAACCGATGTTCACTTCGTCGGCGCCCAGTTCCTTCATGGCGATGGCACACATGGCGGCATAATCCGCATTAGTGTAGCCGCCAAGAGGATCGTCTGCGGCGTTGTTCTGGTGAAAAGTCACACAGAAGCCGGATTTGACGTCCTTCAGCTTCCCGTCCTTGTCGTAGGTGTTGAAATTCTTCGCTTCCGGATGATCCTTCAGGAAATTGTCCACCTTCGACCGGACGTCCATGTATTTTGTCGCTTCTTGGGCGACATCTGGGTTCTTTGCGAAATAGTCCTTGATGAACTTTCTCGCCGCTTTCGGTCCTCCGACCTTCATAGCCGTTTTCAGACCTTGCCAACCTTTTGTGGCGTATCCATTGTAGTCCGATGGCGGACTGTTGTCAACAGGATATGCGTTTTTCGTCTCTTTTGCTATTTCTGACACTATGTCTTCAGGATCATCTCTCATAAGGCTGAATTTCAGTGATTTTGCAACTGATCCGTCCTTGTTAAAGATGTCCACATAGAATCTGTTCGAGTCGTATCCGGCAGAGTCAATAAACTGCTCAAGCAGTCTCCCCTGTTCCGGAGTCACTTCTGTTCCTCCGACGAGGCTTATGCCCGGGGCGTCAGCGATCATCCGGATGTTTCCGCCTGACATAAAATCAAGCATCGCTTCCGTTCCTTTTTTCGCTCCGCCGTAAATTTGATCAATGTCCCTGTGGTCGTATCCGCTTCCGAACCCATTTCGACCGAAATTGAGCATTTTTCCGTCAGGCAACAGATAACCGGCCTTTGATCGGTTGTCGGTTGTCCCGAACTTTTTTATCGCTTCCGCTCGAAGGTTATCGTGATACGCTTTGTTTGAGGCACCTTTACTGGAAGACGCTCCGCCTCCGCCACCGGGCGCTGATCCGCCTCTCTGCCCGGGACGTCCCGCGTGTCCGTGGTTTCCTGATCCGGGACCTCCGTCAAACTGTTCCCTCAGGAAAGTCAGAGCGTCATGCAAAAAACCCGACTTGGCGGCTTTCTGGCGCTTCAGCGTCTCAGACTGGACCTTTTCGGTACTCGCGGGATCATTGGACCAGTAATGGCGATTCTGCTTCACGATCTGCCGCGCTTTTTCGATGTCGCCCTTTGCCGCCGCTTTGGCAACCTGAGCTTTCACACGCCTCATATGGCGCTCCTGAGCGGCGTTTCCGCGCACTTTCTGCGTCAGGCTGAGGTTGTTCCACTGCTCGCGCTCTCTGTTGGCTTTTGCCACGCTCTGGGCCGTCCTAACAGGGTCCTTCGGCGTCCGCATTCCTGCGGTCGGGTTCAGCATGAACCGCGCCCTCTGAAGCAGTCCCGGTTTTGTCGCCTGTTGGGCGACATTTCCGGCGCTTTTCTTATGGTATCCGGGCCTCGGACCGCTTCCGGGGCCTCCATCCTCACAGGCCTTCTCTTTGAGCCGCTCGATTCTGGCCCTCAGTTCGTCGATCTTCTGCTTCTGGCGGAGGTTCGACACCCGGCCCTTCAGTTCCCGGACCTTTTCAACGTCGATTTCATCCTCTACCGGATCGTCGCCGTACTCAAGGCCGACCTGAATCTCTCCGTTGTTGTCGAAGTCGTTGTCCTCCGGCTCTTCCTGAGCCTCGCGGAGGTTCCTGATCCTGCTTTTGAGTTCCCGGACCTTTTCCAGATCGATTTCACCGCCGGTCTCGGCCTCAGGGAACCTCATGCTGTGGATGCGCTCTTTCAGTTCGTGGACCTTGTCCATGTCCACTTCCTGTTCAGGCATTCCCTCGGGCGGGATTTCACCCTCAGGCGGCATTCCACCGGCTTCCATGCCTTCCATACCGGGCATTCCGGGCGGCATACCCATCGGGTTCGCCATTGCTTCGCCCTGATCGACTTCGTCGTCTGCCTTCTCGATGTCTTCGTCCGTGATGTTCGTCCATGCGTTGATCGGTTTCCCGACCTCCCGGAGTTCCTTCAGGGCGGTTCTCTGGCTGATCAAGCCTGCTGAGAAGGCGTTGATGATCGGATCAGCCGCCTGACCCATGATTTCGGCTCTCTCGGACGGCGTTGTCGTTCCCAGAGGCTCGAAAACGATCTCCATGTCCTGCGGGACCTCGCCCCAGAGGCTCATGCACATGACCGGGAGCAGTTTCTCGAGCGCGGGTTTCAAAATTCGCTCCTGAAGCTGACCGATGACCTCGTAGTAGTTCTTCATGTCGGATTCGCCGGTCGCGTTCATGCCCTGCGGCGCCCGACCGAACAGCTTCGTAGCCGGTATTTCAGCCGCGCCTGCCATGTCCATCATGAAGGTCTCGTAAACCTCCGCCACACCGGCGAATGAATACGGGTGTTGTTCGTAGTTGTCCTCATTGCCCATCAAGGTAATGCCGAACGATGTCCGCAGGCGGTTCATTTCGGACACATAGTTGTATACCTGACGCTTCTGAGCCTCGGTACCCATGCCCATGACCTCGCCGTAGTCGCTGATTTTAAGCGCGGCAACGTTCGCTTGGAAGATCAACTGCGCGATGTTCGCGGAGGAACTATTGCGCTTCTGGAGTTCTTCGTAGACGTGTTCCAGTTCACTGGCACCCCAGTAGTCCTGATTGATTTCTTCGTCGATCGGCAACTGGCGACCCCGGAACAGCAACAGCCTGCTGTGATGGATTCGGATGATTTCACCCGACTCCTCATTGAGCGTCACCTGATACCATTTCGGATAGCCGAACTCAGGATCATCCATGTCTTCCTCGAGTTCGAGGCTCGGGAAGATGCCCCTGACCTTGTCAATGACGATCAAGCCACGGAAACACCCGGGTTGAAGCATATCATAGTCGAGTGGCTCGTCGAGTATATCTTCCTGCCCTTTGATGACCATGACAGCCGCCGCTCCGCCGTACAACCGACCCCACCGGATCGCATTGGTTATCTCCTGCTTGACGCTGTGTTTGGCTTCCAGTTTCGCCAGTTCGTCGAGTCGATCCTGATCAATCTCGGAACTGATCGAATACCACGACCGGGTCATGTCCTCGCAAGGCGTGTCGATGATCCGCGCCGCAAGCCAGTTTTCACGGTACAGGATCGTAAGCAGGTTGTAGTCGTTTGAGATCGAATGCCGTTCGTAGTCGTTCGCCTGAGACAGCGGCGACGCCTCACCCAGATACGCCAGACTGTTCACATAGCCGTCACGACCGACTACCGGTTTGTCGTCGGCTGAAGCCGTTGATTCTACTGGCTTCTGAGGCACGATCCCGACTGCGGGTCTCTTTCTGCGTTTTCGGGACATTATGCCGCCTCCTCTCTGTTTCTCGCTACGCGGTCCATCCGCGCTCTGTTTGTAAGTGTCTTCACAATGTAGCGCATGGCGTCCATTGCGTGATCCTTCTGTTTGACCGGCTTTTCTTCGCCGCGCTCTTTGGCTTTCGGGTCCCAGACATAGGTCTCGAGTTCGGCCCTGAATTTCATGCAGGACACGTCCACTTTAAGGGCGCCCATCTGCATCATGGCTGAGACCGTGCGAATGCCTTCCAGAACATCGTTGTTGGCGTTCTTCACGCGGTAGCCTCGGTTTTTGAGTTCCAGTTTGAAATCCTCCGCCGCCGGGTCAACTATGATCACGGCGTCCTTGTCCTCGTTGAGGAAGGCATCGAGGTCGTCGGCGTGTTCGGAGGTCGTTTTCTGCTTCTGCTCGACCGACGGATCATGATAGTATTCTCTGGCGATCCAGAACGTGTCGCCGTCGTCATAGCAGTCGAGGAAGACCGTCGGGTTCGTTGTGCCGTAGTCAACCCCTACATAATGTGTATACAGGTCCGACTCCCAAGGTCTTGTGGTCTGGGCATCGAAGCTGTTCCGTTTTTCGTCCCAACAGTCGAAAATAACACCCTCAGCCGCGCACCAACGGCCCATGATAAACCGGTCGTAGAAAACTCCGGTATACATACGCCTGTAGCGCTCTTTGATGCGCTCTGCGAGGCTCAGGTTGTCGTCCATCGTGAAATGCAGGTACAAAAGCCGCTTTTCGACGTATTTGTTTATCCAGTTCAGCTTAAACCAGTGCAAGCGGCCTTCCGGGTTGCAGTTAAACCAGTATTTCGATCCCTCAACAGAGCAACGACCGGTCGTCTGGTTCACAAAAGACTCGGGCATCAGTGCAACTTCGTCAAAAAGCGCACCTGCAAGCGTCATGCCTTGCACGACGTCCTGTGACGCCTCGTCTCGACCGCCGAAATAGTAGAAAAAGTTCGTTACCGGGCCGTTTTTGATCGTTATGACGTGTTCCGACCGCTTGTCGAACACCTCATACCCACGGCCTTGTGCTATCTTGATGAAATCTCGTAGCACATTTCGTCTGAGCGATCCGATCGTCTTCCCGCATAGGGCAAAGTCCCTTTGATTAAACGTGTTCATCGCCCAGATCAGGAACGACGTCTCCATTGCGACCGTTTTCCCGGACCGGATAGCGCCGTCGGCTATGATCCCGTCATAATCCTCAAAGGGCGATCCCTGCACCCACCATGTCAGGACCTTCTTCTGCTTCTGGCTGAACGGCTGAAAATGGAATATCTCTGTGCTATTCGTCTTCGAGTGTGTCGGGAGTGTCACCGCCATCCTCAAACACCTCCCCGACCGTAGCACCCATCGCCTCCATGAAGCCATCGCTGTTTTTTATCGCCGCGACCGCTTCCTGCTGTACTTTCAGGCGCTTTTCTTCGAGGATCGTCAACGGGTCTTCCTCGAGATACCTGTAAATCGAGTCAACCGACCGGTCATCCTTCATCGCTCTTTGAATAAGGCCGATCGTGATCAGGTCTTCGACTGTGTACTCGGCATCCGGGTCGTAGCCGCTCTTCTTCAGGTTCGCTTTTTGCTTCGCGTCCAGTTCCGGCTTCACCGCAAGCATCCATTTCAGGTTCTTTCGTAGGGCGTTCTTTTTGCGCATCTGGGCCGCTCTGGCGTAGCCACCCTTGCGACCCATCTCGACCGCCACCCGACCGCTTGTGAACTGCGTGTCTGGGTTTCCTTTTTTAAGATTCCCGTTGTCCGCCATTCACATCACCTGCCCGAATGATAATCGGGGAGGTCGAGTAGTAAAGAGTGTCATATACAGGTCCTCCCTTCTGTCGTTATTCTGGCATGGGAGTTGAGATGAGGTATGCCGGGTCCAACAGCATTTGGGTACCATTGTATCTGACGACGACTTTGATGTCTCCGCCTTCGCCTGTGGTATTTATAACTCTGTCAACAATGAGGTTGTGATGGTTGAATGCTCTGTATATCTGTGAAGCATTGTCCCATCCATGCTCATATACGCTCGGGTTGATTTTAACAGAGTCACCGGGACTAAACATTTCATCTCACCTCCCTGTGAATGAAAATCCCGGGGATGAGCATCACTGTACTCATTATCCCCGGGTCGTAGAGTCTGCCCAGACTCCTGCGCATCTATCCCTCAGCGCAAGGGTAAAGCAGGGGAATCAGGTGTTGATCCTGAGCCTGATGCTTCAAAGGCACCTGTGCTACCGTTACACCATTCCTCTGTGGGGGAGGACATTGGGGATCATGCGCACTCACCCACGGCTGTCACTCGTGCCGCTCCCGACTCAGTCCCTGCCCAAATTATGTGGGGCAGTGAATGAAAATATGCGATCCTTCACGCTCACGCATACGCGGAATGTATCATGCACAACACCGGTCGCGATCCGTTGTATATGCAGGATAGTCTGAGTTGTCCCGGCTGTTACACCGGGACGTTGTTTGGAGGTATCGAAGCGTGGACAACCATATATAAACGCCGCCACCAAGCGCTTATACCATATTGAAAATCCGCCGGTCTCTGCCGACGGATCATTTATTTGACACTGTTCCTGAGTATATATTATACCCAGTGTATCTGGCTGTCAAGCGTCAATTTTGTGACACTTTCGTGCCACCGGCTTAATTCTGGCCCTTCCCTTCTTCGGGAGCGCCATCGTCATTTCACGGAACTGCTTCAGAAGGCTCGGCGTCCGCCCCTGCGTGGTATTGATAAATCGCGCCACCGATCTCGCCAGACTTCTGGGATGAACGGACGTTCCTCTCGCCGCTCTCTGGTTCCGCTGAGTCTCATACCTCATACTGTCTCTGTGTGTCGCCATCTTCTTCTTCCTCCTCAAGATTGATTAAATACAGGACCTCCGCCCCGCAATTATTGCAGTAGCACTGATGCACGATCCCTTCTCCTATGTACCCGTAATCCTCGAAGTTGAAGTCGCCTCCCCAGATCACGGCTTTCTCTCCGCAGTGGAAGCACTGGTACATTCCGCTGTACAGTTCATCTTCATCCTTCGGAACGAACAGCGGCATGAGGACCGCCACCGCAACAGTGATCAGTACGAGAATGATAATCTTACCGATCGTCTCGATTGTCGGGTCCATTCTCTTCACCTCCCTTAAATATCTCCCTGAGCGTTTTGCCGGATTTCATCATGAACATAGTCGCCCAGAACAGGTCCTGCATCTGATCGTCATTCAACGTCTTTTCCGTCATGACTCGGATTGATTTCACGCTCTCCCGGAACAAGGTTACGCTCCCGTCCTCAGATTTCATCGCGCTTGTCATCAGTCATCCTCCTCGAAAGGTTCGTAATGATAATCCGACGGCTTCGCGTCCTCGATCGCCTTACTGAGCAGAATGTCCTGAATCGTGTACTTTACGCCGTTCTTCTCGATGATGTAGTCGTACACTTTCCCGAACTTGTTCGCCTCCATACAGTGATACACGGCGTTGTCGAAGGTCCTCAGGATGAACTCCCGGCATTCCTCTGGGGATGCGGGGCGATAGAGAAACCTTCCCTCTTCATCCTCCGCGTACATCAGTTCTCCGTTCAGTGCGTGTTTAATCTGCTCTTTGTCCAGATTGAAAATCTGTCCCATCGTCAGTCCCGGTCCGTATTCTCCCACTCTCCTCATTCCTCCATTTCTCGTAGTCTTCGCAAACATAAGGGCAGTCTTCTCCCCAAAAGTGGATGTCAAGCCTCATCACATACCATTGTCTATCAGCGCAATTCTTGCATGGGTGTTCCATACCAACACCTGCCATTAAGTAACTTGTTTGATTCCGAACACGCAGTATCCGTCCTCAATTCCCCATCCGGACAGAACGTATGTGATTTCATAGCGTTTCTTTGATAGCGGATGGTCTACATACTCGCATCCATCAGCATACAGAACAATAAAATCAACATAATCGCCCTTTTGATAACCCCTGTCATTCTTTCTGACTTCAAATGTTTTGTCGCCGGAATATACAGCATCAGCAAATGATTCAAGAATCTTAATTTTATGTGTCATTCCCACTTCACCGACCTTCCCATTCAATGCGTTTCCCGCATTCATGGCAGAATTTCTGCCCTCTAAATAACGTGTTTTTGCATACAGGGCAGAGAAACAAATGGTGTTCTGTGATAGGTTTAACTGCTTCCTGCTCTTTCAGCAGTGTTAAAATTGAATCGTAAACCCAAAGTGGTATTTGAATATAATCATTATATGCATTCGCCACTGCTTCATCTAATGCTTTAATGACGTCGTTTCTTTTGGTCACTTTTTATCCCCTCCCCGGGTTTGTCTCCGTCTGTATATCCGATTTCCGGCATCTGTCCCTCCGCGATGATCCCCACAAAACCTTGGTTTATTATTGAAAATCGGCTTTATCGCCGCCTCCAGTTCCTTCGCTCTCTCGCTCTTTTCGTACATCTTGCATCTGCTGTATTCCTGTCTGCCGTCATATAACGTCATTACGCTGTGGAAGCTAAGGGCAATAGTCTTCTGTGTGCATATTCCTTTGTCTGAGCAATGTTTGCACGACAGGTCTGCACAATAAACTTTCGTCACGCCTTCTCCCCCTTATAACACCATCCTTCCGGGTTTGTTACGCATCCTTCTTTACCTCCCCAGAAGTGGCATACATGGACTTGGTTTCCTCCGATGATGTGGAACGGTCCCTGATCGTACCAGATTTCATCTTTGTACTCGTGATGCCTACAATCTTTGCACCTGACGACTTCCTGCGTTTCCCCCAACTGATCCTCAATGAGCAATATCGCATCCTTTATGGCGAGTCTTGAAAATCTGTCATGATAGCAGTCCTTGTCATACGGGCATTTTTTGCATTCCCTTTTGAACGGTTTGCAACACTCCCACGCCTTAATGACGTCCTCTCTCTTAGTCACTTTTGTCCCTTCTCCAGTTCTTTGGTTTGTCTGCGTCGAAATACTCGATCTCCGGCATCTGTCCCTCCGCGATGATCCCGACAAAACTCGGGAGCAGTTCGCCGTATTTGCAGTAATCTTCAGCGCCTACCCATTTTGAAAATCCAGACATTCTACACGCGAACATCTTCTGAGGGTCCACGTTCATAGCGTGAACGATCTGAGCGTACTTACAGTTTCCGCACTTTACTTTCATACTTTTCCTCCAAATTAAGGGCGGGTCGGGAATTGAACCCGGCGCGGAGGCACGTTCCCTTCAGATCGGTACAGGAGCAACATTTCATCCTTTCTGACCGTCCTCCGGCTCCGCCTGTCATGCCGCCCATGCTTTACTCCGTCTCCCTGATCCTGCGAACGCGGCATCCCATGCATTCAGGCTTGCCATATTGATAATCGCATAGATTGCAGGCTTCCTGAGCGCTTTCGATCGCCCGTCCCTTCCAGAGTGCCGCTTCCTTAATCCAGAACTCTTTCTCGCGTCTCAGGTTCTGAATTTCAATGTCCCTATCATCCATCTGTCCCTTCCTCCTTGCTCTGTAATACTCGATCCCCTTCTCGATCTTCACCAGTATCAGATCGAAGTGAACCATCCATCGTCTCAGTTCCTTTATGTGCTGTTCGTCCTCACAAGGGAAATGATAATATGGGTTGCTCCCGTCATCGAACTCAATGTGAAATGATCTCTCCATGCTTACCTCACTATTTCATATGCCTTGCCAAGCGCACGGTCCAACAGTCTTTGCAGTGATCTCTTTGAGTAGCTGTTGTTGTGCAACTCGTTCATCTGATCGACTGTGTCGTTCCAACTCCGGTCGTCAATGACTTTGAAAATCAGTACCTCCCTTTCCCGGTCTCCCAGTGCTGTCAGGACGATCTCGACGGCTGATATGTCCGGCGCCAGTCTCAGCATTTCAGACCTGACCTCGTTCAGGTCATCCTGAATCTGTTTTACGAACACGCTTACCTCGCCTGATGCTATGTCGATCGCCAGTCTGCCTGTCGGATCACCGATCCCGCTTCCATGCGGCATCCCGGTTATTGCCTGACTTAATGAAATTCTGTCATTGACAGACTGGCTTTGACACAGCGCAAGCCATCGTTCCAGTGTGATGGTCTCAGACTTCAGCCACTCGTATCTCGCTTTGGTCGCCCGATGCTTCTTCAGCACTTCGTCTAACCTCTGCGGACTCATGCGCTTCACCTCCGAATGAAAATCAGAACGGCAATTCGTCCGTGTCCATCTCTACCTGAGTGAACCCGGTCTGAGCGTCCACCTTCTTCTCTTCCTGAGCAGGCGCCTGCTGAGACTCTGCCTTCGAGGACAGATACTCGATTTCATCTGCGGTCACTTCCATACTTGCGCGGGTCGTCCCGTCGTTCGCCTGATACGTCTTCACGCTGACCGGGCCAATGACGCAAACCTTACTGCCTTTCGACAGATACTTCGCGGCGTTTTCTCCCTTCTCGCGCCAAGCCGAGACTTTGAAAAAGTCCGCGTCCGGCTCGTTCTCGTTCTTCCGCCGCCGGTCCACTGCAACCGTGAACGAGCATACGCTCAGTCCGGTTGTTGTTGACCTCAACTCAGGGTCCTTAGTCAGTCGTCCGATGATCGTCAGTTTGTTCATGTTCCTTCTCCTCTCCGAAATTCAGGTCTTTGACCAGTTCCATAAAAGCCATTGTTTCCCCGAAGTTTGATAATCCGTCCAACACACACCTGATCGGACACCCTGCCTCTACCAGTTTCTCCACGAGAATGATCACCTCTTCAGGAACTTTGTGTTCCTCACTGAGTTTCCTGAATATTGATAATTCAATTCGTTTCTTCAGGTCTCCCATCATGTCAAACTCTGGCATTTCATACCTCCTGTATCTTTATTCCGTGGAACCAGAGCATCAGTTTCTTCTTCAGCTTGTAGACTTGAGTCTTCGTCGCCGGGGACTTTACGTCCTCAGCAATGAAAATACCGTTCTCCCTGTAAGTGAAATCAGCAACGTAGAAACACGCTCTCTCGATCACTTTCCCCTTCTCATCCTTCTGGACAGGGAGCAACTGGAATCTCACCTGTCTGTTCAGGTCTGTGATCTCTCCCCTGACCTCCCGATCGTGAAGAATGATAAAGCGGTCGCGCTCTTTGATGGAGTCGAACTCGATCCCCTTCCACGAACACTTCTTGTTTCTGTATTTTGCTTTGGGTTTCTGTTCAAGAATCTGTGGTCCGAACAGGATCACCGCTTCTGTTTCTGTCAGCCTCACTTTCGACCTCCACGATCCTTGGTTTGTGTATTCCGCACCCGCTGTATGACTGCCGGATCACGATCCCGTAGAATGTGCAGTACCTCATGGTCCCGTTTCCGTTCCGCCGTGCGTAAATGCAGTTCCCGCAGTTATTCATGTTCGACCTCCTCAAGGAACTTCGTCATGATGAATCCTTGAGACGTGACGCTCCACTGTTCCGCCATTAAGTAAACCCTGACGACGATCCCCTTCCACTTGAACTTCCGCCTGATGTTTCCGTTTATTGAAAATCTGGCTTTCAGGTTCTTTCGCGTGGTCCGGAACAGCTTTCCGCCCTCGAACACCTCTGGCTCAGTGAATGATAAAAAGTCTCCTCTGATCCATCCGATCCCCGCCTCACATGGTATGTCTACCTCGTACCATCTGCCTTTCTTTCTTCCAGTCAGGAGAACGTGATCCGCAGGGAAAGTCCGGGCAACCTCCTCCGAATGCCTGTTGGCGGACCTGCGGACCACAACCTCGCTGTTGGGTTGGCACATTACCCACGCCTCACTCGGCACCTCCGCCAGTGCCGGGAAAGCCAGTATCAATGAAAATATCAGCACTATCAGTCTCTTCATCTCGCCACCTCCAACGTGACGAACTTCATGTGGCTCTTGTCGAACTTCATCATGATGTTTCCCGTCGGTCCCTGTCTGTTCGCCGCAACCTCAAGCATCTGGAACTCTTCTCCCTCGCCTTGGCAGGCTTCCCAGTAGTCGTAAAGCGGCGAGTCCATCTTCGGTTCTCCCGGGGCGTACTGAATGATAAAGATGTTCGCATCCTGCTCAATGGAGCCTGAGTCCCGCGCCTCAGCCATAGATGGCTTGCGGCTCTTCCCGCCCTGCTCAGACTCCCGGTTGAACTGTGTCAGAGCCAACACCGGCACGTCGAGGTCCATCGCCATCAGTTTCAGTTCCCGGCTGATCGAAGACACTTCTTCGTACCGGGATTTCTTCCGGTCATCCGCATTCATCAACTGAATGTAGTCCACCATGATCAATGATAATCCGCAGGTCCTCTGCATCTGGGCGGCGAACCTCCTGATCTGCAACGGCGTCTGGCTGTTGATGATCCGGATGTCGAGTTTACTTACCTCCGGCACCGCCGCCGCCATCGCGTCCATCTCAGCGTCGTTCATGGTCTTTGTTACGAACTTCTGCATATTAACCTTGCTCTCCGCCGCCATGAGCCGCGTCATGATTTCTTTCCGGGTCATCTCAAGCGACACGATCAGCACCGGACCTGTCTTTCTGGCAACGTTGGTCGCGATTGATAATCCGAGCGCCGTCTTGCCGACCTTCGGTCTGGCACCCAGAATGGCAAGCATCCCGTTCTGCAACCCTCCGGTCAACCGATCCAGTCCCGCGATCCCCGTGGAGACCATGTTGTCCTTCTTGTTCATGTCCTCCAACCACTCGACAATCGTGTCCTGCATCGTCGCGGCGTCCAGTTTGTCGGCGTTGTCGTTGATCGCTGTGTTCAGGTCCCGCATCATTTCGTCAACGTCCACCAGAGGATCAGCCGCCACGTTCGCTACCTTCTCGCAGGCACTCAACAGAAGCCTTCTCTTCCTCAGGTCGAGGACCTCCGCCTCCAACTGTTTGTACATGGTTGGCGTGATTGATAATGATAAAGACTTCTTGGAACACTCCATCATCTCCACAGCCGATCCCGGAATCCGGTTGCCAACTGACACGACGTTCGGGATTCCGCGCTCTTTCACTATTTCCCGGATGATCCTGAACAGTGCCTTCGTCTCAGGATGGTAGAAGATGTCTTCAGGCAGGACCGCGAGTTGCTCCGCGCATTCCTGATCTGTCATTGCCAGTCCGAGGAGGGTCTGTTCTGCTTCAAGGTTGTACAGCAATGAAAATCCCTCCTCACGCCATGTTGCTCCACACTTCGTCTTCCCAGTCAGGTTCCTCTCTCTTCTTGCCGGAGTTCTTGCAGACAGCTTCGATGTAGGCAATGGAAATCTTGTTCATCCGTGAAGCCTCGCTGATCCCGGTCTTCACCTTCTCGAGTCCGTATTCCGTGTACAGCCTGACGATCTCGGACATATTTTTGTCAGACAACGGTAAGCCGATCGCCTTCGCATCGTCGAACAGTTCGTCGTGTTCTTTTTGAATGATAATCAGAGCCTGATCATCAGCCTCATCAAACGGTCCCGCTCCCCTATTCGTCTTCGTCTTCGTATTCGCTTTCGTATTCGTATTCGGGGGCATTTGTCCGCCATTGTCAGCAACTCGCGGACATTTGTCGTCAACTGTCGTCAACTGTCCGTCATCTGACTTACTCTTGTCAGCAGATGTCTTCCGTTTGCTGTCAACTGCCGTATACTTGCCGTCCTTGTCCGGATACTTGGACTTCGTCGCCCGGACCCTTTGAAAACTCTTCCAGTTCACGATCTGGAGATACTGTTCGTCCTTGAATTTGTAGGACACGATCAGACCAACGTCTTCGAGCGTCTGGAATGCCGCGTCAACGTTTTCCTCTGTGACCGTGCGTTTCCTCGGAAACAGTTCGCTTTTCAAAATCACAGGATCACGATAGAACCTTCCGAAATCATCGGCTTTGACAATCAGCCGGTAAAAGCAGACCTCCTCGAAGAAGTCCAGTTCAGCCAGAGTCTTCGAGCGTGTGATTGAATCTTTGATAATCCGATCAGGCATTCTGCTCACCTGCTCTCTGGTTCCAACACGTCAAACTCTTGTCAATGGCGGCGTTGTCCCATTCGTTGTCCTTTGTGATCTCATTACAGGGGAACAGTTCGCCTCTGGTCCGAGCGCCACACAGGACGCAGGTCACATAATAGAAGCGGCGTTCCTTTCTCGCCTCATTGAACTGGACTCTCGTTGACTCACTGCCGCAGAACGGGCAGGCTTTCGGCTTTTCTCTCATCTGTTTCGTCCTCTCACAAATAGTTTTTCTTGAAAATATCCATCCACATCTCGTGGGAATAGCGCTCCTCGAATGCCATCTGGGCGTCCCTCTTGAGCCTGTCACCGATTTCCCGGTTGTACTGGGCGCCGTTTCGTGAGCCTCTATGGCATTCACTACATAAATGGCACCACAACCCAAACTTGACACTCCACTTCCTGTTGGGTCCTGCCATAATATGGTGAACTTCCAGACCGGTCTCCCGTCCGCAAATGTAACACTGCGGCTGATCGAATGGAAATTCTCCCCAGTCTGACTCTACAATGCTCTTGCTCATGCCAGTGTGTACCGGGCATACCTAACAGTCTCGCCGTACCTGTTCTTGGTCTGCTCATAGACGGTATTTATTGAAAATCCCATCTTTCTGAGTTCCCAGATTCTCGCCGCCAGTCTCATGATCCCGAACTCCCGGATCGCGTCGAGCGGCGTGATTGATCCCACGTCACGCAGAAACCGAAGAATCTTCTCCCTCTGAGTCTCCATCTTTCTTGCCTCCCCTTCTCCATTCTCCGAGCATCCTCTGCTCTTCTTCTTTGGAAATCGTGTGTATGCCGAGACATTCAGCCTCGTGGATCAGTCCTGAAATCAGTCTCGACATCTGGGTCGTATCGTAAAAACTGGACCCCTTGTAGAACACGACGTTTGTGCATCCGGGCGTCTTACTGGGAAACTGTTCCGTTTGAAAACCGAGTCCAAATGATTCCCAGTCTTCCACTGCTTGGTCGAGTTGATTGTTTGGTACACAGTGGACCGTGAACACGCCGCTGTCGATGATCGCTTTCCGGTAGACCTCGTTCTTTGGAAGGTTCATCTCTTTGGCGATCTCTCCCACGAGGACCCAACAGTAGGCGTTTGCGTCGAGGCTCCGTTTCTTCCTGTGCTGTTTAATGGAAATGTCGAGCAGTTTGTCCTTCATCTTGTCGAACATCTCCCGGGGATCGGAGGGCGTGGATATTGATAATACCCACTGCCCGTCCATTCCCCTGAACAGGTTCATCAGCTTACCGATCACTTCTCTTCACCCGCGAATGTCGCGTTGATCGACGCGATGAGTTTTTTCGCCTGTTCCATCGTCATGTTCTCATACGGGATGTTCTCGACCACCCCTGCCTTGGTCAGAGCGATCTTCTTCTGAGAGAACCATACGTTCATCTCTTTGTCGCTCTTGATCCCGAGTTTCTCGGCAAGGTAAGCCTTCTCATTCGACAGATAGTTCAGGACTGGGTTCACAGGATTGCTGTCCGGCAGTTTGTTCTGAACCTTCACATCTGCGGGATTATTGACAATCTTTGGCTGAGGAGCCGCCTTTGGCTTGACATCGTGGACCTCCGCGTCCGGGTCCACCTGATCCTCGGTCGGGATCATGAAGGTCTGGAAGGCGAAGTATTTCATAGCCGCGCTCATGGCTTTATTGCTTGCCTTGTCTCCGCTGTCCATGCCCTCACCGAGCGTGATGCCGCTTACAGAACTGCCGTCCGGAGCAAACATGGTGAACTTCACCTTCAGGATCGAATAGATCAGGTTCCCGCCGTTCGTAGACTGGCGCTCTTCCCGGGTCTGTTCAATGACCTCCGGAATGATAAACAGTCCGAGGTCTGCCATGACCGGGTTCAGGGCGTTATAAACCGCGTCGATGCCCCGGAACTTGTACATCAGCTTTCCGGAGTAGTTTGTCGCGGCACTGTCCTTGCCGATCGCGCCGATCTTCTTCATCGCCTGAGCAATGAGACTGTAAATCTGTTCTGCCATGCTTACTTCACCTCCACTTTGAAAATGTCAGGGCGGGATGCGACCGTGATCCCCGGTACAACCTCCGCGTCTTCGGTCACCATTGTTTCGCCGCTCACAACCAGAGTCTTCTTCAGTCCTGCCCAGTCAACAGACTCCTTGACTTTGATAAACTCAGGATTGTTTGCATGGAGCCACTCAAGAACCTGTTCGTCATTGCGGACGAACTCAGGTTCCTGCCGCTTCATGACCAGTTTCCCAGAGGGCAGAGCGTAGGACTCCTGCGTCTTGGTTTCCTTGGTAAAACCGTCGCCGGACACCTGAAAGAAGTATCCTTTCAGCGACCCTTCAAACCAGAGAATGTCGCTTTCGATCGTCTTCCGGACCCGGTCGAACAGTTCTTCGTAGTGAGCCTGCCACTTCGCCAGTTCCTCTTTCTTCTTCTTGATCTGGTCGATGCACCATTCGGCTTTCTGGTCGTCGTCCACAATGAACGGCTTGCGCTCTTCTACTTCTTCGGTAGTGACTTCGTTCTCAATCATTTCGCTCATGGTTGTCCTCCTATTGATAATCCTTGCATTGTGCCGGGAGTTGTGTTAGAATGAATTGATCTCACAAATGAGTCCCTTCATCTTGTGATCTCTCGACCGGACCTGCTCCCAAGGTCCGGTCATCTTTTTGACGGGAATATCGCCGGGTAGTAATCGACGATCTGCATCGTGAACGGCTCTTTCGGCTTCAGCATCTTGATCAGCCTCTCCCGGATCGTCGGAGCGTTCCTGTGAATCTTTCCCGCCGCAGGACAGTAAGTGTATTTCTTCAATCCCGCCTCACTTTCTCCGGGGGATCATCAGTCCCTCCGGGATCGCCGCCGGTCTGTTGACCGGCTTTCTTTTTGATAATTCCCACGTCCGGATCATGTTCTCTGTGACGAACAGCGGACTGCCCGTCGCGCCCATCTGCCTCATGTACCTCCGCGCAGTGTCTTTGCTCCGGCAGTGGTACCGCGCCATGATGTCAGGCACGAAGAACAACTGGTCCAACAATGAAAATCACCCTCTCATCAGTTTCTCGACCGGGACCTTCATCGCCCGTGCGAGTTTGATGACCGTGTCAATCCGTGGATGCCGGGTCTTCCCGCTCTCAATGTCGGATATGCTTCCCTGCTTCACGCCGGACCTTCGCGCCAGTTCAGACTGGCTCCATCCCAGTTTCTCGCGAGTTGCTTTGATCATTTCTTCACCTCCCACTGAAGAAGTTCTTGTTCGATCCGCCGATAGTATTGTATCACAACTTCGATAACTTATGCAATAGACAATTCGATAGTTATATGTTAAATTATCGTTAAATAATAGAAATAACGATAGGGAGGTCGTGAAATGAACGTCGGGGATCGCATTAAGGGACTAATGAATGAAAAACACCTCAGCCAGAACAGGCTTGCCAAATTGGCGGGTCTCTCGCAGTCCGGCCTGTCAACGATCGTCAGCGGAGCAGTGAGTCCGAAAGAGTCTACTCTCACAGCCATCGCAGACGCTCTCGGATGCACGGTCGCTGAGTTGATGGGCGAAATGCCGCCGGGTTTCTACCAAATGAAAAAGAACGCCGTACCGATCATCGGTGAAATCGCCTGCGGAACTCCGATCACAGCCGAACAGAACATTGATGGTTACGCTGATCTGCCAGAGGGCGTTCGTGCCGATTTCGCTCTTCGATGCAGGGGCGACAGTATGGAGCCAACGTTTGAAAATAACGATCTTGTCCTGATCCGGCAACAGCCGGACGTTGAGGACGGGCAGATCGGCGCTGTAAATGTCGCCTGCGAAGCGACATTAAAACGGGTCTATCACCAGACAACCGGTCTTCTTCTGGTAGCGGACAACCACAGGTACCTGCCGATGTTCGTCAGCGAGGACATCACAATCCACGGTCTGGCAGTCGGCTTTGTAAGGCAGATGACGTATAAATGAAAAAGCTGAAGCGCCGCAAGGATGGCAGGTACAAGGCAACATACCGGGGCATTCAGTTCATGGGTCATACTCAAGAGGAAGCGCTCAGGAAACGTCAGGAATATATCGAGGCAGAGATTCGCGGGGACCTTCTGAACCGGGACGGGATCACGGTCTATTCCTATGCGCTCGAGTGGCTACCGGTTCATAAGGCGTCTGTTTCCCGGAACACCTACAACGCCTACGTCAATTATATGAACAGGCTTGTGTCCAGACTGGGAACCAAGGCAATGAAAAACGTCACGCCTTCAGACATCAAGTCGGTCTATAATGAATATCTGGGGATGTCAGACTCGACGGTCCGAAAAGCCAGAATGTTATACGTTGATCTCTGGGACACAGCGATTGAGGACGGGATCGTCAAGTCGAATCCGTGCAGGTCGAAGTCGGCAAAGCCACACAGAGGGACGTCAGGGAGCCACCGGGCGCTGTCTCCGGAAGAGGATGTCCTGATCCTCAAATGTCCCGCCGAGTTCAAAACAGGCGCCCTGCTGATGCGCTATGCAGGTCTCCGCAGGGGAGAGGTTATGGCATTCGACATAGACCGGGACGTCGATTTCGAGAACGGAATGATAATCGTGACGAGAGCCATCCATTTCGAGGGAAATAAGGGCGTTTCCGGCGACCCAAAGACCGAGGCGGGTAAAAGGTCGATCCCACTTCTGGACGTACTCAGGATCGAACTGAGCGGTCAGCACGGGCGTGTTTGCCCACTAAAAAAGACGGCGTCTGTCACGTCGTCCGCATGGCGGCACATCTGGTCCAAGTACATCCGGGACCTCGAGAAATACTCCAAAATGAAAATCACGATCCGCCCACACGATCTCAGGCATTCATACGCCACAACTCTCCGAGACGCGGGAGTAGACCCGAAACTGGCGATCAGATGGATGGGTCACTCAGACGAAAAGATGATCCTGAGGGTTTACGATCATCCCGGGGATTCCCGGGTTCAGCAGGCAGTATCGAGCCTGAACAGCATCATCAAGGGTGCAGGCGGAGGTGCAGGGAATCAGGAGGAGGTACAGAAGAAATGATAATCCAAGCGTTCCGAGGATCAAGGCGTTGTGCATGGGGTTCAAGAGGCCGAGAGTTCAAATCTCTCCACCCAGACCACAGAAACCTCCGGAGTAACAATACTCCGGAGGTCTTTTGTTTCCCGGGATCAGCAATGAAAATCCGCGTTCCCGTGCAAAGTCGAGGTGCAAACCCGGGTGCAGAAGGGTAAAATTGGCCTCCCCACCTCATAGGAGGCCCTGCAAGGCCCATTCCTTGCGATCACCCCCAGACCCTTATGGTTAGTTAAGGCAAAAGAAAACAAGCGGCAAATGAGCCGCTTGCGGACTGTTGTGTGCATTCTGTGAGGTCAGAAGCATCTTTCTCGAAGGGTCTGTTTGATGTCCCGGTACAGGATCAGTTCAGAGTCGGAGTCCCAGATCGCCTGAAGTTCCGCCTTGCGCTTGTCGCCAACCACGCGGCTGATCCCGTTTTCCGCCTTGTAGTCATCCTTCAGGTCCTGCATCCGGACATCAATGTGGTTCTGGACCGCAGTCAGGCACACGGTCTGGAAGCGCCAGTGTTCCCATGTCCGGTTCAGGTAGTAGCAATGGCCTTCACTCGCCCTGATCCCATTGATAAAGAGCGTAGCGTCGTGGGCAAAGCCGTTCCGAGTTCCCCGGGAATCACAGCAGAAAAGGATTTCCTTGTTCTTTGCGACGAACTTGATAATGTGTTCCATGTTTAGCATCCCTCCCTATACATCTGGTCCATCAGGGTCATCTTGAGTTCATGCTGTGCCGTCAGTTCGGCGTCCTTCCGGGAGCCGTAGCAGTACCCGGACTCACCGATCTGGTTGTCCTCATCGTCGAGAATGACAATCTCATAGCAACGGTAGATTTTGTAGTGGAGTTTCCGGTCCGGGACCACAGCCTCCACAACCGCCGCGCCGTGGCTACTGCATGGTTGGTTCTTCCACCACGGCAACCGGCTGATCTGGCGAACAGCGGCTCCCTCTGAGTTGTATCCATACTGCATCAGCCACTCAGGAGACACATGGGCCTCCGTGATCGCCGCGTCCTTCTTGCCGTAGACCCACGGAACATCGACCCACTCATTGCCTACCCACTGGCCCCGCTTCTGTTTGATAACCCAGACTTTCTTCATGCGATCACCTCCTTGTAATGTTCGCCCTGCCCACTGACTTCACAGATGACACCGTCTTCGTTCCACGCAATGAAAATCAGGTCATAGTTCCCATCGCTGTTCTTCCAAGGCGGGGCGAAGAACCCGCTCCTGCTCTTGGCATCGGCATCCGGTCCCGCGAACGAAACCCACTCATCCGGATGCTTAGTGATCATTGTGATGCGGTTTCCGATCAGGTTCTTGAGCATCATGTCAGGACACCTCCTCATAAACCCGGACACTCTCTCCGTATTCGTCCATTTCGATCAGGATCGGGTTGTAGTAGTTCTCAGAGTCGTAGGCGCCGATCACTCCGGTCTTCCCGTCATCGTCCTCGTAGAAGTAGGGCGCCCCGCCCATCATACCGCCCATCAGGATGAACTGCTCGATCGCCCAGTTCCGCACGTTCCACCGGA